GCGGCATTTAAAGCGGCTGGTGTAGAAGCAGTAGCACCAGAAGAAGAGCCAGAAGGCGAACAGCCAGAGCAACCACAAGGTGAACAACCAGAACAACCAGAACAACCAGAACAACCAGAACAACCACAGGGTGGGCAACCAGAACAACCACAGGGCGGCACACAGCCTGATCAACCTCAAGGTGGTGCACAAGGTGCCGGAGGACAACAAACAGGCGCACAGGGCACTACAAGCGGTCCTACAGGGGGTTCTGCAGGTGGTAGTGGCGCAATAGGCAAAGGTGTACAACAAGCACAAGATGGCGATGCAGAAGATTCAAATTTACCAGAATTGAAAGTAGGCAAGTCAGAAACAATTAATGGCATTAAGTTTACATTTGACGGCACAGGCTGGAAAGACCCACAAGGTAGATCTGCACAAGGTGCAATGCAACAAGACTTAATGGCAAAGTATGGCAGAAACGGTGACGGTACTGCATTAAAGAATCCTGGTTTAATACAAAGAGCAAAAGATTGGGTATCAGGTAAAACACCAGGCTTAGCACAAAAAACAAGATCAGATCCTAAAGCAAGTTTAGGAAAGAAAGCAGCAGGCGTAGTAGGAGCAGCAATTGGTGGAATGTTTGGTAAGTCCGGTGGCGGACAACAAGCAGAACCAGGAACACCAGAGGAACCAGGAACACCAGAGCAACCAGCACAACCAGGACAACCAGCACAACCACAAGCAGGTGAACAGCCAGCACAGCCACAAGGACAACAGCCAGCACAAGGTGCTCCTAAAGCAGTACCAGGTCCTACTACAGCAGAGTTAAAAATGTTACAGTCTAAGACACTACAAGGTGACTTAGCATCTGCAAAAGCATTAGTTGCTAAATTAAGTGAACTAAAAAGTAAAGGATACGATGCAGATAAATTTATACAAGCGGCAGCGCCAGTAATGAAGAAAGGTGGATTAGCAAAATCAGATCCACAAGCATACGCAACTTTTGTTAAAATGGCAAGAAGCATGAGAGCAGAAGCATACGAACACATGTGTGCTATACTAGAACATGCAGGACTTACTTGGGCAGATATAGGATACGAAGTATTAATTTCAGAAAGTGTAACATCACATGTTATGCTAATACCAACTGATGTTGTACAAATGTCAGAAATGAAAAAGTTAGCAGGCATCTAAATGCGTTTTATAGAGATATCAAAACCTCTAGTAACTAGAGTAATCAATGAGAGCTTGTTGTTAGAAGCAGACGGCAAGAACACTCACATGGAACACCTTGAAGATAATATCTTTAACAAAGGATATCAAGGAGCCAAAGAAGCAGTAGATTACTTGTATAGTTTGCATCAAATGTTAGAAGGTAACGCAAAAGGTGCATTTGATATGACTGTTAAGTGGGACGGTTCACCTGCAATCGTAGCAGGTAAAGATCCAGCAACTGGCAAATTCTTTGTAGGTACTAAAGGTGTGTTTGCAGGAAAAGCAAAACTTAACTTCACTGAAGAAGACATCGACAAGTACCACGCAGACAGAGGCGACAAAGACGGCAGTGGTTTACGAATCAAATTAAAAAATTGTTTAAAACATTTAAGCAAATTAAAATGGGACACAGTTGCACAAGGCGACTTGATGTTTCAAAAAGGTGACATCAAAGAAATGAATCACGATGGTGAAGCCTTAATATATTTTAAGCCTAATACTCTTGCTTATGCTTTACCAAAGGACAGTGAACTAGCACAGCAAATGCTAAGTGCTGAGCTAGGTATAGTGTGGCACACAGAGTACGCAGGCGGACCAACACTAGCAGATACAACAGCAACATTTGGATTCGATTCAAATAGATTAGGCAGTACATCTAGTGTTTGGCAAACAGATGCAAACATTAAGGATGTATCAGGTACAGTAACAATGACTGCTGAAGAATCAGCAGAAGTATTAGCAACTATCAAAGCCGCTGACACTTACACTAAGCAAATTAGTAAAGATGTGTTTAATTGGTTAGAGAAAGGCAACGACTTAGTGGGCAAAGATTTCTTACAACAACTAAAAGCCACAGTAAACAATAAGATTAGAGCAGGAGACTTTGGCTCCCCTGAAAGTTTAGCAAAAGAATTTGTTGTAAAATGGATTGATAAGTCTACAAAAGAAATTGACAAAGTAAAAAGACAAGCAACTAAAGATGCTAAAACTGAAAAAATGGTTCAGACTGTAACATTCATTAAACAACATGCAGGAGAAATCACAGCAGTGTATGATTTATACATGATGTTGATCAAAGCAAAGTTGGCCATTATTGCTAAGTTAGGAAAATTACAAAGCACACAAACTTTTGCAGCCGATGGCGAAGGATTTAAAGCCACAAGCGGAGAAGGTTTTGTTGCTATTGACAGAATTGGTAATGCTCTCAAACTAGTTGACAGAATGGAATTCAGTAGATTAAACTTTGGAACAGGGAAGCCAACAGGATAATGGAATTAGAATTTATAGATCAAGAAATATCTGAAAGTAGATTATACAGATCTTCTGGCAATATGCGTCAGCTCACTGGTAGAGATGTTGCTAATCTAACTTATTTAAATACCATTGCACTTTATATGATGGTACAGGATGATGTACAACATGGCTATGCAGCAAATTATGCAAAGCAAACCTCCCAGTATGGTGGATATACTACATTTAGAACTAGTGCTACTGACTTATACATGCTATGTTTTACAATTGCAAATCCTAAGAGTAATAAAATAACATTAAAGAACAGAGTAGCAAGTACTTCTTTTTTACAAAATATAAACTTTGATGCTAGAAAGCATTTTATGTTTATGAAAAAAATTGCAAACGGCTCTGATAGAAAAAATGAAGCAGTTAGTTACTTCTTTAGACTAGAAGCACAACTACAAATTACAGATTCTAAGTATAAACAATACCGTAGATTTATTACTGATTGGGGTAATTTAAAGTATTCAAGTAGACAACTAGTAGTAACAAAAATATTACAAACAATGCGTAGCATAGGAAGAGGAAGTGAATTACTTACACCTATGTCTACTATGGTTAAATATAGGAAGTATAGCACAGAACCAGCATATGATGTACCAAGAACTAGTTTTGCACAAAAAGTAGCAGGTGCAGCAATTGGTGCAGCCGCAGGTAGGTATGCCGCTAAGAAATTAACAAAACTTGCTAAAGAAAAACCTGATACAGTTAAAAAAGCAGGTACCGGTATTGGTGCTATAGCAGGTTATTGGGCTGCTGGTAGAAGGAAGAAACAAACATGAGAATTGATGAAATTATAGCAGAGCGTGAAACCCAAGGTACTAAAGATTCACTTGAATTACTTAATCAAGAATTTGACGGCGAGTTTTTAGATCCTAACGGAAACAAGTATCAGTGGGCAATGCAATTCCATAAGGCTTCAGTTGTTATGAATGCTTTACAATATTTTAATAAGCCAAATTATAATGCAGGAACAGCAATCAAAGCAGCAGTACAAGATATGTACCCAGACAGTGAATATGTAACTGGCAAGAAACAAACAAAAGACAGAAAATCTAAAAAGAAATCTGATAAAACAAATACTGATTCTCCAGTTAAACTGTCAGCAGAGCCTAAGAAAAAACGAGGTGCCCAAGTAGGTAACCAGAATGCAGTCAAAGATTATACTGCCGGTGATGGCAACACAAGACAAAGAATATTAAAGAAATTAAATCCAACAGCAGGTCTAAACACAACAGATCTTGGAACAACATTTAGTTCAGCATTAGGAAAAGCAAAATCACAAGCCAGAAACTTAGACGCTCTTAGTATAAATAAATCGGATTTTAAAGCATAGATTGATAAATAATAGCATATATTCAATTCAGGAGAATTAACATGGCACAAGCAGATAGAAGATCAGCAGCAGCAGGCGAGTTTATTGGTAAAGATGTATTTCTTAAAAGTTTTCAACAACAATCAGGAAATATTTCAGCAACTCAATTAACAGCATTAGTTAGCTCTGTTCAAAACTTAAACCTTTCAGTACTTAAAGTTGGCGCAGTATCAGGCGATACAGTTAAAATGATAGTTGAAGGTGCAGATAACTTAGCAAACGGTGACATTGCAGCACACGTTATTGCTGATGTATCATTCTAAGTTTAACTAACTTTAGATATTAAAAGGCAGTTTAACTGCCTTTTTTTATGACTAGATTGATAAATAAGTACATAGAGTAAAGAATTAGCTCTACATTATATTTAGGAGAATAACCATGGCACAAGCAAACCCAAACGCAGCAGTTAGAGCAGCTAACGGCCTAGTAGGAACTACTCACATTATGTCAGTAACTGATGTATCAACAAACTCAGTAGCAGACGTGACAGCAGAAGCACAAGCAGAAGGCTTTATCGTTGTAGCAATTGAAGATGACGTAGCAAATGACGGTTGTCACATCGCTTTACAAGGCGCTGGCGCAACACCATCATTAACAGGCGCAACATTAGTTGTAACTTTTGGCTAAGTTTTAACATTTAGTTTAAAAAATCCTCACTATGTGGGGATTTTTTTTGACTATAATAAGATAAATATTTGCATAGGGCAACAGGTAAGCCCGTTCAAATCGGAGTAACAAAATGGCACAAACAAGAGTAAATGGTTTTACTGAAGACCTAAACGGTTTCGGTAGAGTAATACATATTGCAACTGCAACAGTTTCAACAAACATGACCCAAGCGAAAATGGATGCTTTAATACAAGCAATAACTGTACAAAACTACACTATTACTGGTATTGAAGGTTTCTCAGTAGATGCAACTACAGCAATATACATTGCATACGAAGGTGGCCCAGCAATTGCTGATGATGCTACTAACGCATTCGGTGTTACTGGCTGTGCATGGGCTGGGGTAACTTCCTTTTCCGGCTAGAATTCCTTACTACCTTAGGAACGTGATGTTGCAAGGCGTCACATTAAAGAGCACTCTTCGGAGTGCTTTTTTTTGACCAGCAAAAATTTTTAGATACCTGTTAACAGTTTGATGATAAATAGTGTATATATCGGAGACACACATGACATTAAATAGATCAGGCGCAATGAACAGCCAAGAAGTTGTAACAGGAAACATAGAATTTTACACATTATATACATCATTAGACATTACACATACTGGTGATTTTACAAACAATACGCAAAAAGATTTTGAAAGTGTTGTTCAAGTTATTGGCTTAAGAGCTATGCCAATTATCATGAACAAGCCAGTTGCATTAAGCGGAGTAGGTGCTAATGTACTAGAAGGATATGGAGCACCAACTATGACAGGTGCTGGCTGGATTTTTAAATTTGCTTTTGAGCGTGAGAGTGTGCATAGCATTACTACATTAGTTGATGAACTTGACGGTATTGTATTAAATGCAGGCACAATAGATACAAAGAATTCAGTAAATATGGAATTCACAAAACAGGATTTATTATAACATGCCAAAGAAAACAAAACCAGAGTTAGATCAAGCTGCTGAATCACTACCGGCATACTCAGGAAATATCGAAGCACACATCATTGCTGACATGCTTCGTATTGAAGCAATAACAACTGAGTTGCGTGAATTTAAAGATGATACTAAGCAAAGATTAAATAAAATGGAAGGATGGATTATTGGCATAGTTGCTGTTACTGTTACTTCATTGCTAGGTACAATAGCAATATTATTAGAGAGCTTATTAGGATGAGACTTGATGAAATAGTAGAGGGAGAAATCCTCGAAGCTCGTATGGTTTGGCGCCGTATGGGCAACAAGATTAAACGTGCTGTCCGTTGTACAAGCGGTCCACGAGCAGGCAGAGTTGTTGCTAATCCAAGTCAATGTGCAAAGCCAATTGATCTCAAAAAGCGTATGACACTGAGAAGAACAAAAGCCAAAATGGGCAAACGAATGATTCGTAAAGCTCGTAGAACTAAAAGATTTAATCCTATGGCAAAGAGGTTAAAATCACTCAATAGACCAGTAAGAAGAAGGCGTTAATACAAGATGAAAGCGAAGGATATACGCACACTAAAGTCTTTAATTTCTGAGTACGGCATGTCTAGTGGTGCAAGTACACCAACATCTCAACAAAAAACAGGTTCAACTGCTAAAGCAACAGCAGCCGCTAAACCACCAAAATCAAGTGTAAACAAACCTCAAGTAAGTCCTAGCAGTCAGCAAAATAAGACTGACACTGAACAACCAGCACCAGTTGAGCCAACTATATCAAAAGCAAAAGAGTTAGCACAAGACTTTGAATACCAAGACGACAAAGGCGACATTATTAAAGTTGTAAGCCCAGTAGACAATGGCTTAAACAAAGATGCAGTTGTTGTACAAAACCAAAAAAGCAAAGAATTTTTTACACTTAATCCAGACGATGATATTACACTGCCAGGCGAAGAGCAGGAAGTAAGTGAAGGCAAACTTGGCAAAATGCTTACTAAAAGACAAAAGAAAAGTCACATAGGCCAAAAAATTAAGAGACTTACTCGAGAGCATAAACGCCGTGAGCAAGGTGACGAACTACTATTTGAGATTAATTTTAATAGTCAGAAGTTAGCAAAAGAAGCATTAGTTGCACCTATTAAATGTGGATTCGAAGCCGAAACAAGTTGGGAAAATATTTATGGTGGAAGTGATGATGATGAGGGTGACTGGTTATACGAATATAACTGGTATGACATTGAAGATTTTGTTGCAGATCAAGACGGTCGAGGCTCGGTTGATACTATTAATGATGCGTACGATGAATGGATTAGCGAACAGGCGATGGACCTCGAAAGTGATATTGTTTGGGAAATAGTTAGCGAAAGAGAAGAGGACGAAGTATATCTCAACGATTACATAGATCAAGAATTAGACGAAGATGACATAAGGGAATACAAAGAAAATCAAGTAGAAGACATGGACGATGACCAATTGGAAGAGTTCGAAGATTGGGACTTTATGGCTTGGGGTCGTCAGTATGTGGAAGAAGAATTACTCGATGAGTACAAAGAATGGCTTGCAGATGGTGTTCGCGACGAAGGCGAAGCAATGGAAAGAGCCTATGATGATGCAAGAGATAGTAATAGCATAGACGACTGGGCAAGTAACGAGTACGGTAGTTGGAGTAGTTGTCTTTCAGAATTTGGAATTTATCTTTACAATCCAAATGGAGGCGGCGGATTAGAGGAAGTGTCCGCGGGATTAGAAGACTGGATGTACAATAACAGTAAGTTCAACGAAGTACAAGTTGGTGAATATCATTCCACTAGCGGTGGAATAGATTATTGGCGTGTAGAGGATGATAGTTCGATTGATTCAGGTGGCACAGGGGCAGAAATAATTAGCCCAGTGTACAGCACACCAAAAGAAATGCTCGGTGAAATGAAAAGTTTATTTGAGTGGTTAGAAGAGCAAGGCGCCGAAACAAATAGTTCAACTGGATTACATGTTACAATGAGTCTAGACAGTGAAGAAAAAGAAGATATTAACGATGTTAAACTTGCTGTACTGTTAGGCGACAAATATTTATTAAGTACATTTGGCAGAGAAGGAAACTCTTATGCAAAAAGCCAAATGGATAACTTAAAAAGAATGGCAAGTGAACTTAAAAGAAATCCTGACAGTACTAAAACTATAAAAGGTATTGAAGAAATATTAAAAGGCGGTATTAGTAGAGATAAGTTCAGTGCTATTAATTTTAAACAAGAATCTGACAAAGAGACAGGCAACCAATTAATTGAATTTAGAATTGGTGGTGGCAACGATTACCATAATAATTATAATACAGCAGTAAAAGCAATTGTTAGATATGCGGCAACATTGACTGCTGCATATAGCGACAAGATGTACAATGACGACTATGTAAAAGCATTGTTTAGAATGATAAGCAAACTAGATACTATTTCACCTGATGATGAAGAGCGTGTAAAAAGTAGAACAGATGTCGAACATCCTGCAATAGATGTATTAAAAGGTTATTTTTCTAAAGAAAATTATGTTAACAGTATGTACTTAGTGGCATCAGCATTTAACACATTAGAAGAATATAAAAAATTAAGTGCTCCGGGTGCTGATAAAAAATGGAAACAAAGTGTAAAGGATTTCGAAAAAGGTACAGGTACAAAACTTGATGGATTAGAAGAAGATGAAACCACAACAGGTTATATACAACCAAGTACAATAGCACCAAGCAAACAGGCTGAAGCATACTTAAAGAAAGCACAAAACAAATTTGCAAGAGCAATAGCACAGGCAGGTTATGATATAAGTCAAAATTTAAACCGTGCAACTATTAATGCTAAAGGCATTGGCGTACTAAGAAAAACATTACCTGAATTTAAATTAACTGTCGAACAATTAGGAAAGATAATTATTACGCCTGATGTTAATCAATCAGTTGAGATTGGTAGAAACCCAGGCGGTACCTTAACACATAAAGAACGTTTAAGTAGAATTAAGAATGGTTCCGATAGATTATTTAAAAAGACAGTTGTTGTAGAACCAGATTATTTAACTGCGGCACAAACAGATAGAATTGTACAAGGACTATGGAATGCTGTGCATGCCGAAGACGGCTTAGACAAAGAAAAACTTGCTGACCTTATCGATACAGCATCTCCAAGAGTAAGCAAAGATTATGCTGGTGAGTTTATAGACAAAGCAACTCAAACATCATCTGATATTAATTCACAATATAAAATTTTTCATAAAAGAGTAATTTCCGGAGGGTATGATTACCAAGAGATGTTTGAACCCGGCATGCCTATAATGAAAAAAGAGCTAAACAAATTACAAGATTATATCAAAAAATTCCCACAATGGGAACATGCTGTTTCTAGAGATCATAATCCAGATCTACAGCAAGGACAAGACAGTTATATTGAAAATGCAATGAGTAAAATGTTGCAAAAAATGAGACTTCGTTGGGAACATTTAGAAGATGTTAGACAAGACCAGCCTGCAAAATATTATGATAGCATGAAGGTAATTGCTGATCTTGCAGAAAAACTAGTTAAGCAAAATAAAGCCGAAGACAATTATATGGTTGATAACCATCCTCAAGTAAAAGGCACTAGACATGAAGATGTGCGTGAAGGTCCTGCATATTTTGCAATGAGCAAATATGCTGCAGAGACATTGGAAAATGCTATTGATGAAGTTAGAGGCAGACCAGATGCGTTTAGTGAACCAGTTGCACACAGATTTAGAAATACAATGCAAGATTATTTAAGATCTTCATACGAAAGATATTACGATAAAAAGAAAGGAACTCCTGATTACTACGATGACGAGTATATACAAAAGTTAATTGGCGAGCGTACCACTAATATAAAAAATTTCTTAGAAGGGTTTGATAAAATTGCACAAGAGTTTGGATTTGATTCTCAACAAACAGCCATTGATAAAAAGAAAAAATTAGATGTAAAACAGGATCAGTTTAAGAAAAAACACGGGTCTCCACACATTGGTACACTTCCAGTATTTAAATTTGGTGGTTCAATATTTGTTTCAAGTTCGTATTATAGAAATCTTAAAGCCGGCGAAGATATGATCACTGACCGTGATATTGCCCAAGAATTACAAAGCCCACAAAGTAAAGTACAAAGTAGACTTGGAAACATACTAAGTATACCTACTGCTCATTATCATCAGGCATTAGTTGCTAGTGATATATTAGCAAATGATGCACATAAAGGTACATGGAGAGAGAAAGTAGCAATGAAAGTACTTCGTAAATTCCAGCAAGTTTACGATGCTGGTTTTAGTGGAGTAGCAGACGAAAGTAATTACATAAACATAAATTCAAATGATGGTGAAATTAAAAATTTATTAAAGCAAAGAAATGTCAAATTTGAGCCATCCTTAGGTGATGGCAGAGAAGGAATGGGTCAGTTCAAGCCATTACTTCCAAGTGAAGAAGCAGAAGGACCATACGGCGAACCGCTTGATACAATGGCAGCAGCTTCGTGGCATGTAAATAATCCAGAACTTTCTAAGAAGGCAAAAGCAGACCAAGAAAAACAACAAAAAGCAAAGAACGCAATATCGGGTATGGTTGACGCCGCTGATGTAGAAGGACTTGAAGGAGCATCTTCAAACGGTGTAGCAAATAGCACAAATTGGGGTAATCTAGCAGACTACTTAAAAATAGAGCGTGGCGTAGGCAATCAAGGTGTAAACTTGTTACAGAAAGTTTATGATCAATTTGACAGCAATCACAACTGGCGCCCAGATAATGAAAAAGCAATAGGCACAGAAAGATGGGCGGCTGCGGTTAAAGCGGCTAAAGAATACATAGAAAAAAATTATAAAGTAAGTGGCGGAAACTATTTTAGACTAAATGCTGATGGTAGTCTAGGAGACGATGTTAGTACAGTACATAGTAGCGAAGCTGACGCCCAAGCTCAAAGAGATAGGATTAGAAGGATGAGTAAAGAAAGTACATTTAACAAGTTTGACAAGTTGCCACTAGAAGAGCAATTAAACTTATTGAACAAAGTTGACAGTAATAAAATCAACGAAGCATATAAAAAGAAAGGTAAAGGTTTTGAACACCCTAATAAGTCTGGTAAAAAAGCAAAATATGTAGAAGGTGCAGTACCAGACAACTCACCAGAAAAGAAGATACAAGAGTTACTAAATGTTCCGTTACTTGCTAGTGATTTAAAAGCACAAATGGAAGCATATTTTGTAGTACCTGATCCTAGTATGATTAGAGCTTTCAGAGAAGCCGCTAGTGGTGCAGGTCCTGATACTGATTTGCGTTCTATATTCAAAGGCTTTGTACAAAACAAAGTACATCCTACTATTAAACAAAAAGCAGGACTTAAAGAAAGCATGTTGTCGGAAGATGACTTAGACAGAGATAAAGAAAGATTCAATTTTATTATAGATAAATTAAAAGATAACCCAGCATTCATACAACGAGTTTACCGTTTTATGAGAACAGATGCTGAAAACCATGAACGAGTACACCCTGAAGATTTCTTAAAGCCAGAGAAAACAGCACCAGAAGCAGACTACAGTTATAAAGGTGTACTACCAGAGTTCGTAAAAGCAATTATGAATACTAAGGGTGATTTTGACGACATCGAAAACTTCCTTTCCACATACGGACAAGTGAGCTATGTTGATACTAAAGTTTTAATGGCAGACGGTGCATCAACATGGGATCAATGGCTAAAAGGTGCCGAAGGAGTTAGTACAGAATTTATAACAGAACTATATGATAACTTGTTTAACATAGCACTAAACATTGAAGGCTCTAATAGAGGACCAGGCGAAGTTGGTCTTGCACTGTTAGCACCTAACATTACATTTGCTAGTGTAGGTGATTTAAAAATTGATGGTGTCGAAGTTGAAGTTAAAGGTGAGAAGTCAAGTGGTGGTGGCAGACTTAAAAATAGTAATGCCGACTACGGACAGCCACAGTTGGATGCAGTTTACGACAAGTTTAAAATTGCACCAGAAGATAGACCACAACGTTTACCAAGTGGTAACGCAGGTAGTAGAGCAGGAACACACTTCCTGGATATTGCTACTCAATTAGACACACTTGCAGCAGGTGCAGGTAAAGCATACATACAAGAACTATTTACTGCTACATTTAAATATGGCGATAAAAGCATGATTAACTATATGATTGCAAACTACACTGGCATGGATAGAGCGGATGCAAGTACACTAGCAGGCGAAATATCTTACAGCAGTTATGCAAACATACTCAAAGAAAAAGGCTTTAGTATGTTCTTGTTCTTAAAACTTGGCGGCAAGAAAAGTTTAGCATTTGATGTAGATGATTATAAAAATCACTTAGACAAGTTTAAATTGGGTTCATTGGATTGGGGTGACAAGATGAATGGACCAGCAGTACAGGTATCAATGAGATAATGAAACTTTCTGAGTTACAAAGGCCGGAGCAAGAAAAAAACTTCCCGCGAAAGATTATGCCTCAGATTAGGCAACCTGATCTTGACGACGGCCCTTTCTCATATAAGTTAGGAAACATATCAGTATCTAATCTAAAGCCTGTGCAAAAGCAACGAGTAAAAGGATTAAAAGATAAAGCAAAGCGTGGCTTTGATGATGGTAGTATAAGACCTATAATTATAGACAAAAATAATTTTATTGTCAACGGACATCATAGATATGATGTAGCATTAGAATTAGACTTAGATAAAGTTAAAGCAATTAGAGTCGATGCTACTATAGAAGAATTAATAAAGCATTACAGTAGTAAAGCCAGAGACGAAGAAACATACGAAGACGGCGCCGGAGGCGGTGGTGGTGGAGCCGGCGGTGGAGCCGGAGCAGGAGGCTCAGGTGGAGCCAGTGGTGGTGCAAGTGCAGGTGGCGATGGTGGTGCAGCAACAGGCGGAGGCGATTCCGGTGGTGATGCAGGTGGTGATGTAGGTGGTGCTGATCCAGGCGATGCTCCTACTATGGATGCTCCTGTTAGTAGAGGATTTTTAGGAATAGGTACACTAGCACCGTACAAGAAAAAGAAAAAGAAGAAAAAGAAGAAAACTTCAAGTGTTAAGTTTGGCGGTAGCATATACGAAACAATAGAAGCAATGCAAGACCTTCAAGCATTATTAAATGCAATCGACGAAAACTTTGCAGACGGTAAGAAGAAAGGCAAAAGCAAGCCTGGTAGAGTCAAAAAAGCAGGTGCTAGTTGTAAAGGTTCTGTAACAAGTTTAAGAGCAAAGGCAAAAAAATACAGCGGCGAAAAAGGCAAAATGTATCACTGGTGTGCTAACATGAAAGGCGGAAAAAAGAAGTGAACTTAAATGATTTTTTAACAGAAGAAAAGAAAGTACTTGTACAAGAAAGATTACCTTACGGTAAAAGCGATCTCGATCCTGTTATGAGTGAGGACACAATTAACTTTCACTATGGTAAACTTGCTAAAGCATACGTTACAAAATTTAACGAGGGCAAAGGCGATGCACAGTTTATGGAAGCAGGTGCATTCTTACACAATATATTTTTTCCACAATTGAAAGCACCAGGTGGTAGTAATAATCCTACTGGTGCAAGTAAAGAACTTATAGACAGTAAGTATGGAGACTTTGCTACATTCAAAGAACAGTTCGAAGAAGTAGCAATGAAGATACAAGGTAGCGGCTGGGTATACATGAGTACATCCGGTGATATCAAAACAATAGTTAATCATCAAGTTAAAAATGACATTGCAATGTTAGTTGACTGGTGGGAACATGCTTGGGCATTAGATTACCAACATGACAAAGGCAAATACTTAAACAATATGTGGCGTATTATTAACTGGGACATTGTAAACGTTAGACTAACATAATTAAAAACGGTAAATACTACTATGAAGATCAACGATATTATTCAAGAAACAACTAGTGCAGGTGGTATTGCTACCGTTGCAGCTCCTATGGGTGCTATGCAAAAAAGACCTAATGCAAGTGTGTTTGCTAATACAACTCCTAAAAAGAAAAAGAAGAAAAAAACAAGCGAAGCAAATGCAAATCAACAAGCATCTCTGTATAATCCAGATGGCAAAACTTACAGGCAACAACCTATGCCACATTTAGATGATAGAGATCCTGTAAACAAAGCACAAGACTTTGATTCATTCGACGATGACGACTTAACATACGATCAAGACTTAGATAAAGACATAAGGGACAGGCAGAGAAATGAAAAACTTTCTAAAATGTTAGATACACTAAAACCTGCAGAAAGAAAACTTATAGCCTTACGATATGGACTTGACGGTGAGGACCAACATAGTTTAGAAGATGTTGGCAAAATGTTTGGTATTACTAGAGAAAGAACACGACAAATAGAATCAATGATTTTACGCAAATTTAGACATCCTGATATGGTTAAAGATATCAAAGATACTATGCCTGAAGGCAAAAGCCCACATAAAAAAGGCACTAAAAAATATAAGAAGCACATGGCAGCAATGCATGCCGAGGCTACTTTACAAACAGGCGGATACGGTAAGCCTAAAAAGTCAAGGCATCAGCAAAAGATATGAAAGCAGTAAAAGGTAAAGATAACATCTTAAGTCTAATTAACAAGTTTGAAACACAACTATATGATCAGGCTGAACTGTTTGGCGGTTTAAAATTAAATGAACTGTCTGAGCGTGATGCACATCTCTGTGATGTAATGCATCAAAAAAATATTTTCAATAAAGTAAACAAAAATGGGTGTGAGTGCTACATTATATACTCAGCAAAACAAAAATTATAGAACACCAGTTCATAAATACCTATATGAACAAGCAAAGACTTACCAAGCAATTAGACACTATAGCCACTAATGTTGCTAAAAAAGGTGTGTATGTTGTAACCAAACATAACGATTCATTTGCTGTGCAAGAGCACATTACTAAATCTTTAGTAGCAACAGAAATTCCAATGAAATGTGTTGCATCATACTTATGCAGACTTCGTAATAAAGGAAAAGCACCTAGTATAACTATTAAAATTAAGTTAGAAGGGCTAATGGGACAGTATTATAGGTGTAAAAACGACATAATGTTCTATAGACACACTATAAAAAACACAAAAGACTTTACAAAATCCCAAGTAGTTGAAGCAAGACTGTTTGATACAATATGTAAGTTCAATTATACCAAAGACGAACTCAAACGGTTCAACTAAAATGTTCACAAAGATGATAAATAACAGTAATAGAGAATTTAATACCTGGGATTAATAAAAATGTTTTTAAAAGAATTCAACCAAAACGGGGCAAAGAAGATTGCCAAAGTTAACAAAATGCTAAAGGAAGAATTTGGTGTGTCATTGAAGACCTCCGGATTTCCTAAGAAAGCAAAATTAGACAGTTTACTAGAAACTGCTAACAAAAGTATTGCTTTAATCAAAAGCGGTAAAACTAAGTTTCAACAAGATCCTGATTACGCAAAGTTTTTAGGCATCAAAGATGTTCTTACAACTATGATTAGCGAAGGCATGTACGCAGAATCACCAGCACATGGTGAGATGAAAGAAATGATTAATGCTAGTGTTTGTAGTTTAATGGACAGCGGCTACACTGTAGACGAGGCTTGTGGCGAATGCATGAATCAGTACAGAATGGACTCTCGTTTTGCATACGATGATGAACATGTTATGCCAATTATCCTTTCAGCAGCAAAAAACTACTTGGAATCATGTGGTATGAATCACGAAAGTATTGAAGAAGAAGGCGAGTATATCCCAGAAACAGACCTTAACGATTCATTGCTTAGAGAACTTGCTAAAGAGTGTGGTGTTGAATTAACAGGTACAGAAAGCCTAGAAGCAATTGAAGAGAAGTTAGAATCTTTTGCTAAAGTAACAGAAAAAAGTAGAGACGCAGTTGTTGGTTTCTTAAACGGTTTAGATGAAGATGCAGTTGCAAACGGTATTAAAATGTTTGGTGCTAAAGTAGCAGAGCAAAACAAATTCACAGGCGCAAGAAAAGACGCTATTGCTAAAGGCGAAAAGAAATTTACAGTAGACGGCGAAGAGTACGAAGTAACAGGCGACACTGAAGACGAAAAGAAAAACGAAAGCACAATGTTTGATAGTATTATAGACGACATGCTAAACGAAGAAGTTGAAGGTACAAGTATCGAAGAAGCAGAAGTTGTAATGGCAGTAAGAGCATTAGCAGACGACATACAAGGACATGTAGAAGAAATTGGTCGTATGATGAATGAAAGTCTTCCTGCAATTGCAGATCAAATGCGTGGCGAAATGGGTGCTCAAGCAGCAGCTACTTTTGCAGACAGTGTTAATGGTTTACTAAGCGGATACTTAGAAAATTCAAAACTTGCTAAAGATGGCATTGATAATGCTATAGCAGGTTTAATCGGCGCAGGCACAATTGTAAACACTGACGATATGGGTTTAGGTGACACTGCTGACTTAGGCGCACCTGCAGAACCTGAAGTAGGATTAGAAGAGCCAGCAATGGATGTTAACGAACCAGCAGCGGCAGGCCCAGAAGAAGAACCATTAGGCAGAACACCTGTAGAGGTTTAACATGCTAATTAGAGAAGTGATATCAGAGGGATATTTTTCCGATTTAATTCTTACTGTTCAAGATCTACTTACAAAAGTAGGAGCAAAAGGTGAGACGGATATTCCTACTGAACAATTTAGAGCACTTCTAGCCAAGCAAGGATATGTTACTACAACAGACGAACTTATTGCAGCAATTGATAAGAGCGGACATGCTAGTAGTGTAAACAGAGAAGTCATTAAAACTAAGAATCAATTACCCGACGAAGTAAGCACAGATGACGGGGAAGAAGCGGCAGACACAGTATCTGACTTAGCTCAAGGTGCAGCAAGTACTGCAATGAATACGGAGATAGCATAGCAATGCCAGGCATATTTATAAATGCTAAAACAGCACGAAGCAGTACTAGAAACAATACTGTAATTCACAACGAAGTAACTGCTATTGAGA